CCCTGTTGGCATGTCCGCGGCCACGATATTGGATGCCGCCTGCCCGCTGCCGGACCCTGTGAAGATCATGGTTGCCGTACCAGCCGAAAATCCGCACGTCATTTCGGTGTAGTTCGTCTTGGTAATCCCGTTCCAGCGCAGGCCTCCACGCTGAACCGACGGCGATGCGGCAGCCGTAAATGGAGAACCGGTGATCTGCGCATTGCCACTCGCTGACGTGTGTGTGAACGCGCTGAATGAGACATCTATCTGGTATGTGACGCAGTTGCCTACCTTCGTCCCGAACGCAAGTTGAATGTTGTACGTCCCCGCCCAATCACCCGCGGCTGCAAATGAGAACACCGGCGTGAAGGTGAACTCTTCGTAGTCGTCAAGGGTATTGGCATTGGCCGAAGCGCTCTGCGATGCCGGGAATGCGATCTGCCCGCCAGTCAGATTTGTCGTACCTGAAAGCGTCGCGGCTGAAATCGTCGGCGATGTGCCGAACACGGCGGCACCCGATCCCGTTTCATCGGTCAGCAGCGCTGCGAGCTGCGCGGACGTCATAGGTGTGAGCGCTACCGATCCCTGCCACACACCATTGGCGCCATCATAAACCAGATCGACGTGATAGCCTGGACGCACGGTGATGTTCTGCCCGCCGAAATAGAAGCGGCTTCCGACAGACGAAGAGCCGCTGCTGTCGACAAGGACCTGATCTTGCGCGCCGGCGTTGATCCATCGCAGATTGCGGCCATCCCATCCCTTCGCAAGGCCCGTGAATTGCCGAGAGGCATCGGTCGAAACGCGCAGCGCCTTCGCATAGGCCAGATCGGTCGGGCTATAGTTGTTTTGGTTGGCCGTGACCTGCGTTGGGGTCACTACATAGGAAAGCTGCAGGTCAATGCTTGTGCAGTTGACAAATCGAACATCGGTCCCACCACCCCAGTTCGTTGCAGCAAACGATACGCGCTGCATGTCCTCAAGATCGAGCGAATAGGTCAGGCCAGCATCGAACTGACAGGCCCCGCCAGAGAGCAAGTGCCCATAGCTATTGCCTCCAATCGCCTTGATACCGGCGCCGGAACCGCCGAAGTGGCAACCGGCAATAATGATGTCGCCGACATCTTCGGTCCCATCACCATACTGAATGCCAGCAACACTCGTCTTGAAAGTACAGCTTGTTATGGTGTTGCCAGTTCCCGAACCCTTGGTGAAGTAGAGGCCACGCTCGACCGTCTGCTGAAATTTCAGATTGGTGTAAGTGTTCCAGTTGTTTTCGCTGACCGCAGTTACATCCTTGATACCGGAATCGGTGTTCCAGAAGCGCAAGTTCAAAAAGCTATTATCTTGAATGAACTCGTCGCCCATCAACAGGATGCCGGCCTCACCAGTCACGTCGCTGTCGCCAAGTAAGCCGAGGCTTTCGATCGTGACGCGAGTTATTTCGCCACCACTGGAGTCGAGTGTCAGCAGCGGAATGGCGTTCTCCGAAAAGAACAGCGTTGAGTCATTCACGCCGCATAACTTCTTCCCGTTGAATGAGGCCGTCATCGTCACGCCGGCAACGAACTGGTGATTCTGCAAGATCATCACGCTCTTGCCGGAGTCGATCGCCGCCTGCACGACCGCATCATCATTGGCGGTGCCGACCGGCCCGAACATTTCCGGCGTGACCCATGCATCGCCGAGCCCGAAGTCACCTTCTGCGCCGCGGCCCACCGCCACGTATCGAAACGTGTCGACCACCACGCCTGAGATCAGCAATTCGACCTGATAGGCGCCACCAATAACGTGGACGCGAATCTTTCCGTCGGCGAAGAAGCCGCCAACCGTCGGGTTGGAAATCTGCGTATTGCCGTCGCGGTCGGAATACAGAACGGCCAACGGCTGACCAGCGATCTCCCGCTTCACGCGGATATCAACGTTCGTCAACAGGTTTCCGCTGGCATCGATTGCTCGATGCTGAAGAGCTGCATAGGCCATGGATTGATTGCCTAGTTTGCTGTTCCGCCGCGGCGATCGCCGGGTGATCCAATCGTCGTCACAAAGCTGATGCCGTCGATGGCAAGGCCGGGAGAGCCGCCGGAACCACCTGCGCCGGTCGAACTCGCGCCAGCCGCGCCTGCGAGGCCGGGGCCACCGCCATCCCCGCCATCGCCAATCGTGCCGGCGCTGTCGCCGCCCTGGCCTCCAGCCTCAGTCGTGCCGGGAGCACCCGGCTGTCCAAGGCTTCCGCTGCCGGTACCGTTCGCCCCCCCGGCGCCGGGCAATTGACCAGCACCGCCGCCACCACCACCGCCCGTTGGGATGCCCGCACCCGCGCCACCGGCACCGCCGCCGCCGCCGAAGATTTCACCGGAGGTGTCCGTGAGGTTGATCGCCTCACGCGTGAACAGCGCGACGCCACCGACGCTGCCGGCTACACCAGCGCCGCCAACCGCGTTACCGCCCCGACCACCGGCACCGCCGGTGCCCTGAATGCGGCCAAGGTTGATGACATTGATGGTGGGGCTCCCGGCCCATGTCCCGACATCGAACGCCGGCAGCGATGTATCGACCGAACCGACGATGACGCCTTCCGCGATCGTGCATGTGACCGTCTGGCCCAGCTCGAGCGGCGGAAAGATCGAGTCGTGAACCTCCTGCAAGTTCACGTTGTTGATGTTGGAGTCGATGATGATCTGACGGTCGGTCAGATCATCTTCCGACGCCGCGAATCGCATCTCTTCGGCATCGACATGGATCGTTGCCGGGCCCGGCTGCAGACGGATTATCTGTATCGGCACGTCATCGGCGGCGCCGAACTCATCCTGCAGATTGCGCCATTGCAGCCGATAGCCGACGCCGAGCTCCGGGACGGTAACGCTGCGGCGCATGACATCGAAACCGAACCGCCGCGGCGCGTCGCGGTAACGTGAGAGGACAATCGTGCCGAGCCGTTCGGCGATGGTCCGCCCCAGCGCCGGAATCCAGCGCGCATAGATTTTCTTGATCGCCTGCGCGCCGTAATCTTCCTCCGCTTCGGTATCGATCGACTCGGCGGTGGAACGATAGTTGTCGGGATCATCGACGCGCTTGGTCGGGTCGATCTGCCCGAAGTACACCTGTACCCGCGACACGCGCTTCTCAGGCTGATCGGCAACCGACAGCATTGCCGGCCGCATGGTGTTGGATTCCGAGAATCGATCAGCATCGGTAACGATCGGGCGCAGCACCTGAAGCCTGATCTGCTGGCCGACATTGTCATCCCAGATCGCCAGCGCCGCCTGCTCGGTCACCTCCGAGATCAACTTATTGACCGGTGTTGGCTCAGCGATCGTCGCCGTGTAGAGCCGGTTCAAATAGGTGCCGGTTTCGACCAGCCACGCCGACCGCTGGACGTAGCCCGCCGGCGTATCGGTGAAATCCTCAGCCAGATCGGCGATGATGTCGGCCGGGTCCCGCGCCGCGAACCGAAGGCAAAGCTGCACCCTGTCTTGCTCGGAATGCGATGACGCCACCGTGCCAAGTTGCGCCCGCGTTATCGTCAGCGCATCGCCGGACCGCGTGAATGAGCATATCTCATTGCCGCCGATATTGGCGTATCCAGACGCCGGATATTCGGCGTTGCCGATCCCCGATGGCGACAGCGTCGCAGCAGTGTCGTTGTCGTCAATCGCGGCAACCAAAAATCCGTTCGACAGCACCGGCGCTTGCGCGCGGTCACCATCCAGGAACTTCAGCGCGTCCTTCGCCGTGATTGAGAATTTGCCTTCGGACGTCGGGCCCTCGATCGATTCAATGAAGAAGTGCCGCGTCTCCATTTCCGCAATCGTCTGACCGACAAACCCGGAGATCCAACGCAGCGCCCTGCCCCGCAGGAACGGTTGCCGCGCCCGGAACTTCCCCCACATCGACCCCTGCCGATAGGGATCGTAATCGCGCTCTGAGTGATACTTGTCGAAACCTGGCCCGGTGTCCGAATGCGGATGATCGAGGAAGGTGACCTTGAGGCTGGCGCGCTGGCCAAGATTCTCGCCGAGCGACACAGCAGCCGGCGAGAACTCCGGAACGCCAGCAAGATTGGGCAGCGCTTCGATGCTCCGCGGTAGGTATGCCGTAGCCACGGCGAAGCGCAGTGTCACGTCCTGCAGATCGATATTGTCCCGATCCTGACAGGTCGCGATCGAATTGAAGCACTTGTCGTCACCCGTCGCCGGGATCGATGCCGTGCACGGCGCCACGCCATAGGTCAGCGAGCAGACCGGAATATCGATCTCGATATAGGTCAGCGCCTCGTTGCTCATTCAACGATGCCGCCCATCTCGATCGTGACCGCATTGCGCCCCGTAACCATCGACACCGCCGGCACCGGGTCTTTGGTCAGCCAGGCGAACGCGACCTCGTAGGGATAATCTTCCGGCGACCACGCGAAGAAGAACGGAACATCGCGCTGCGCCGCCACCACGAACGGGTCGAAATAGGTCCGATACCAGTCCGGATGGAAATGCTTGAACGTCGCCGACGAACCCTCGACCCACTGGCTGGTGATAATCCGGCCGATGAACTGGCCGCGGTGGCTCATCCCATTGAGCGCTTCGGTCTTGCGCGCGAACTTCGGCGGCGTGAAGTCCTGCCCGACATCGAAGCCGCGCTCGACACGCAGCAGCTTGCCGGCGTACATCACCGCGATGCGCGCCGGCTCATCGCCCTCCGCGAGCTTGAGCCGCAGATCGACCAGCGAAGCACCAGTGAACACCATCAGGATGGGGGAATCATCCGCCGGAATGAAAGGCGCGATGACTTCAACGAAGCCCGCGCCGATGTCGATCTCGACGGATACCGCGATGCCGGCTGATCCCAGGTTGTGACCGGCGAGACCTACCCCGTCGACCTCCACCATCGTGTTGAGCGAAGCCGTAACGTACTGCTCGGTCGTGTCTTCCGCGCGCCAACCTTGCAAGTCGATCGTCGATGGATTCGCAAGGTTAGTGGCGGGATAATCCAGTTCTTCGGTATCGGCGGCGATGTTCGCTACGGTTACAAGGCTGTCCCACAGGATCAGCGGGACCCCATCACCGAAAGCCTCATCGGCATCCGAGAGAACAAGGTTCGGAGCAATGACCAGCATCAGGCGACCTTGAAGGTGATGCCGCGATCGTTGAGCAACGAAGACAGCGCGGGCGCGATCTTCTCGGCCATCGGCCGGGAGATTTCATCGAACCGGAAGACGATCTCTTGCATGGGGCCGCCGCCCGCGCCGCGGCGCTGGTCAGGCCCCTCGCCCGGCCGCCAGATGTCGATTTGTTCGCCCGGGGAAACGCGAGCCTGCAACAGCTGCGAATCCGTCCCCGAGAACATGCCTGGGACACGCATCGCGCCGCCGCCCGCGAATGCCGGCAGCTTCTGCCCTTTGATCGCAGAGACGGCCTTCGCGCCGGTCGCGAGAACCGTCGCCCATGCCGCGATGTTGGCGGGGAATGGCAGCTCGAGCGCCTTGGCGGCGCCGGTCCACATCGAGATCACCGCCTGGAATCCGCCGGCGATCTGCGAGATGCGCGCCATCTTTTTGTTCTCGGCACCGAACGCACCAGCCGCATCGGAGATCGAGCCCGCAATCGACGCGCCGGCAATGTCCCATGCGGTCCCGGCCTCGACGGCGAGCTTGCGCTGCGCCCGCGCCGCCGTATCTGTGCTGATCGCCTGCGCGTCCAACAGCTGCTGGATCCGCATCAGCTTCTGTTCATACGCATCCCACGGGGCAAGATTCTCTTGCTGAAGCTGCGCCCCTTTGAACAGCAAAAGCTGCTGGTTGAGCCGCTGCAGCGCGGGCGACAGCAGGTCGAGAGTTACGCGCCCCTCCGCGCCCTTCTCGCCGAACAGCTTCATGCCGTGGGCGGCTTCAGGGAAGCCCTCGGCCAGCAACTGGAATTCGCCGCGAGCAAGCTGCGTCTTGAACTGCAGCTCGCGCATTGACTCCGCAAGGATGCGCGCCTTGTTGGCGGCGTCGGGATCAATCTCCGGCTCACCCCCACGCGGCTTGGCGTTGACCGTGATGCGCGTCGGCGCCCGATCAGGCTCACCGGCCCCGATCAGGCCCCCGACCGCGCCGAGCCCAGCGCCAACCACCGCACCGCCGCCGCCGGCAAGGCGACCAACCTTCGCACCAGCCCACGCGCCCGCGAGCGCAGCCGACACCTGCAGGATGGTCTGCTTGTTGTCGACCATCCACTTGACGGCTTCGCCCAGGTTCTTGCCGAACTCCTTGACGCCATCCTGAAACGCCTGCGAGGTCATCACCTCGCGTAACGCGGTGATGCCCGGCAGTAGGCCCGATGTCAGATTGACGCCGGCAACCTTGAGCGACTTGCCGATGCGCTCGAATTCGTCGTCGGCCTTGGCGGCCTTCGCTATCGTCTCGTCGGACAGGATGAAGCCGAGGCGGCGCGCCTCTTCGGCGTATTTGTTGAGTCCGGCCGCACCCTCCTTCAGAACAGGCAGCAGCTTTGCGCCAGTCTTGGAGAAGAACTCAGCAGACAGCGCCGCTTGTTGCATCGGGTCTTTGACCCGCGAAATGCGCTCGGCAAGAATCTTGAAGACTTCATCGGGAGTCTTTCCCTTGATGTCGGCCAGCGTCAGGCCGAGCTTCCCAAGAGAATCCGACGCAGCAGTGTTGCCCGCCTTGACCTCGCCAAGGCGCTTGTTCATCTGCTCGAGCGCCTTGCCGAAGTCCTCCTGGCTCACGCCCGCGAGGCTTGCGGCATAGGCAAGCTCCTGCAGCTTCTCGACGTTGATGCCGAGCCGCTGCGACATATCATCGAGCGACGCGCCATAGGCAGCGGCGCTCTTGGTCAGCGCGACGATCGCGCCAACCGACAGCACACCCGCAATGGCTGCACCGGCCTTCTGCAGGCCGGCGCCGAACTTGGCAAAGCGCTTCTCTGCATCGGTCAGGCCCTTTTCAAAGAGCCCGGAATCGATGCCGAGGATAACGCGCAATGCGCCGATGATCGAACCACCAGCCATGGATTATCCGGATTGCTGTTGCTGTGTTGCGGTATCAGCCACGGTGCCGCCGAACGCGACCGTGATCATCTTTGCGATGTTGATCATTTCGTCCTGCGTCTGGGCGCGTCGCTTCTGACTGGGGGTCTTGCTCAAGAGCTTTTCGAGCTTCGGGAATTCGGGCGAACCCTTGGACTTGAGCGGCCACCGCGCGAGCGCACCGGTGTGCCAGGCGAGCGAAATTCGCTCGTTGTGCAGGCGCAGGAACCGTTCGGCATGCGCGGCGAACGTCAAGGCAATCTGGCGCGGCGTCCTGCGCCAGAAATCATCCTCGTCTAGTTCAAGGCTTTGCCAGGTTCGGCAGAGTCCGGGCCAGTCATATCCTGACCCGGCTTCGGAGGGTGGCCGCCGGTTTCACCCACCTCCTGATCAGGGAACGCGCGCGCGAACGCGAGCATGAAGATTTCCAGCACCGCGAAGATTCCGCCGGCATCAATGATCAGTTCGCCGGCCGCCTTCACGTCAATGTCGGGGTGCTTCTCTTTCAAGCCCGCCCACAGGAACAGACGCATCAGGCTTAGTGAGCAGGTCGCGCGGTTGTTCAACTGCTCAAGCAGGACAAGCACGCCCTTCCCGGTCGCCTCTTCGACGTTGCAGATGGCGTCAGCCGAAAGACGCAAGGTGAAGGATTTCTCCCCCACCCTGAACTCGACTTCACCCTTGTGCGGATTGGCCATCGGTTACGCGAACGTCGGCTTTCCGGAAATCTTGTACGTCGACGAAGCGGTCATCTTGTCTGGGACCGAAGTGTCCGGCTCGAAGCCGGTCTGGAACGCAGCAAATCCCCAGATCTGACCGGTCGTGAACACCACTTGCTTGTTGCCGACGACGTCAGTATCGAACTGCTGCATCATCAGCAGCGTAGCGGCGCTACCCGGTACGAAGTTGAGCTCGATGCTCACCTCACCGCCGTCCTTGAGACCCGGGATGAACTCTTTCCACTTCTCCGGGCTTTCGGTGTGGGTCGCCTCCACCGGATCGCGCGACAGGTTCGGCGGCTTGATCGATGTGACTTCCGCCACCGTGGTGAATACTTCCGGCGTGGCGCCATTGCCGATCTTGAACAGCGTGCCATGACCAATTGCAGCCTGCGTCGTCATCGCGGCTCTCCTTCGTATCTATTGTGAGGGGTGTCCGCGATGACCCAGCGGAACGGGAATCGAGTCGGATCAGCGATTACGCAGAGACGCCGGAATAGTTCAGGCTGAGCCGCAGTACGGATGTCGACGTAGCGAGGCCGATCAGCACGTAGTATTCACCGGTGCCGACATCCGCCACCGGGGCAATGCCGCCGGCCGTGGCGCCGGATAGATAGTAGGAGATGCCAGCGGTCAGGGTTGCGCCCAGCGTCAGGTCGCCCTTGGTCTGCACCGCAAGCGGCTGATTCAGTGAAGCGCTGTTGAGCGCGATGCCGCGCGGGTTGCGCGCCGCGGCCGTTGCCGCATCGGCATCGGCCTTCATGTAGAGATTGGTGGATGAATCGAGATAGACCACCTGGCCGGCGGTTATGGTTTCACCGGCGTGGCCGTTCTCGACAATGGCATTGGAGCCCTTGACGCAGTTTGCAGCGGTAACGGACAGATCAGCCATTTGAATTGCTCCTGGTTAAACGCGGTTCAACGCTTTTTCATCTTCGCCAACAGACGCGCGGCCTTGCGTGCGGCGCGCTCTGCAGCCGCTTCGATCTGACTCCAGATGCGATCCTTGAGACCATCGGTCACGCGCTGCTTGTTCGCGTCCCATGCCGGTCGAAGATGTGGATGCGCAACCTGATGCGCGTTGCCAAATTCCGTCTGTACGGACTTCGCATGCGGCATTGGGCCAACGAACACCTCGACGTCGGATTCCTTCTTGTGCAGCTTCTTCTGACGGCGTGAGAGCTTGGTTCCCACCGTGTAGCTGTCGGCCAGCAGGCCGGACAGCCGCGGCGCCAGCGCTTCACCCGCGCGGGCAATCCATTCGCCGACTTCCTTCAACGCACGCAGCAGGATGTTCTTGGCGGTCGCCTTCTTCAGGTCACGCAACGCCTCCTGGCATTCTTTCAGGCCCTCGATCTGGAAGCGCTGGCGGATCGCCACCGATCATCGTTCCTCGTAGACGATGAAATAGTCGCGACTGACGCGATTGAGCTCGGCCACGTCGTCGTAATCCTCGCGCTCGCTTTCGAAGAAGATGCCTTGGATGGTCACGGCGGCGGCACCCGAACCCATCACGCCGCGGAACCCATCGATGCGCTCTTTCACCAAATTTGCGAGCGACACCGCACCCGGGATCGTCTTCGACCACGCGTCTATCTGCATACGCACACGGGCAAGCCCTGACGGCCCTTCCATGTGGTGATCACCTTCACCCGATACGCGGGTGTAGACGATCGAATCCTTCTTGATCCCCGCCGGCAGGCGCATCGGGAAGATGCGCGAGCCGCCGTTCTGCAGTATGACGGCGCCCTCGACCGCGGCGCTGATTCCTGCATCCGCCATCAGATAGGCGAACAGTGCGGGGCGGATATCCTTGATCGTCACGATGTGACGTCCGAACGGAGGCGGGTCTTCACGGACAGATCAGCCTCGCGACCCACCTCATCCGAATGCAGGATGTCGTAGATCCGGTTGGTCGCCGGCTCCTGCACATTCGCGCTGTAGCCGTCGACCGGATAGATGATGCGATCTTTGGGGCCGAGCGGCCGCGACGCCGATGCGATCACATGAAAACGGAAGGTAAAGGTGACCTCCTGCGAGGCAACCTCCTGTGCCTTGGCTTCGCGCTCATCACCGCGCGTCGGCGCGACGTGTGCAAAAGCCTTGAACGCGAGATCGGTCCACGCTTCGACTTCGGAACCATCCGTCGCCTGCGTCACCGTCTTGCGCTGGATAATGATCTGCCGATCGTAGCGGCGCTGCATCAGAAACGAATCCTACGCCAGGGGGCGATCAGCGCATCAACCGCAAGCGGCATCTGGTTGACTATGTTGCCGACTTGCACGGCTGACGGATTGTCGAACCAGTGCCGCACCAGCAACAGGATGGCCTGCTTGATCGGCGCCGGCACCGCAGCGGCGTCGGCGTAGCCCGCGACATATGTCACGCGAACCGCCGGCCGCTCCACGTGGAGGTTGGGGAACGAATACGTCGAGATGAACTCGACGTAGGGACCAAGCCCATCTTCCAGAAGCGCATAGTTCGGCGCGCTGATCGTTTGCTCGACGTCGCTTTCGTCGTCGTATTTCACGCTAGTGATTGCGCTCACCGGGGCCAGCGGCAATCGCAGGCACCGGCCACCGAACCGATCGAAGTCCTGGCGCCAGGTCTGCGGCATCAGCGCGCGACCAAGGACACCCGTCCACGCGTCCAGATGCGAAACTGCCGCTTCGATCAGCGCCGTGATCAGATCGTCCTTATCGGAGTAGCTGATGTCGAGCGCGGCTTTGGCCTGTGTGAGCGACACAGGCGTCGTATTCGGCGCAACGGTGCGAACTGGGCGATACATCAAGCCTGCTCCCGCACCAGCCGGTTTGGATGCTGGCTGTGGTCGTATCGCTTTTCGATATCCTCAGCGGTCGGCATGTCGGCGCGTTCGATCATTTCCAGCTTCACGCGCCCTTCTTCACCGTCGCGGAAGTGGACGTCGACGCAGTCGTAACCGTAGAGCCGATCACGATCGGTCGCGCAGGCGTCCATCAGCGATGACGTGTCCGGAATGGTGATTGCGATGCCCCGCGCCGCGGCGATGCCCAACCAGAATTCGACGCAGGCCCGCCCCTGCTCCGCGTGGTGCGAATTCGCGAGCGTGTAATCGAGCCCGAACGGCGATATGCGCTGCACCCCGATGTGGATCGCGTAAGCGACGGCATAGGCCGCGGTTGAATTGAAGTATGGGGCGCCACCGTTGGCGTCGCCGCTGCGGTTCAGCACGTCCTCGAGCGGGAACGGGACCATGCCCGGATAGCCCTCGCGGACCACGCTGGTATAGATCGGGCCTGGATGCGTCTTGAGCCAGCGCACCATGGCGGCGATGTTGCCGTCCGGCCGCGCTGCGGCGCGCGCTTCCTGCACCCGGATATCGTCCATGTGGAAGATGCGATTGCAGCGCAGGACATCGCCCATGGCGTTGATGCCCCACACCTCGTCGCAATACGCGGACACCCCACCGAGACGGCGGGTCAGCTCGAAGAATGTCGCGCACGACGGCCCAAGGCCAACGACGGCGACGTGCGCCGGCACCTGAGGCGCCGGCGCGTTTGGTGTAGCGTCGGTCACTTACGCGACCGGCGCGCGCGACGGCTTGCTGAGAACAGCAACCGCGCCAACAATCGCGGTCGCGGTGCCGAGGCCATACAGGCGGATTTTCAAGTACCGCTTGTTGCCGATGTAGCCGATACGGCTGACGCCGGCCGCAGTCAGCGTGAGTTTCTGGCCAGACTCCGTACCGAGCAAATCGGCATCGGCAACCGACGTGAAGGAGTCCCCAGTGGCCGCCGCCTCGAAGATCACCGGGTTGATCGTGTCCGCAACCGACGCGCTGGCGCCGGACTGAAACACGAATTCCACAGCCTCGAAGCCTCGTCGATCGAGGATGCCGGAGAGTTTGCCGTTGGCGGCACCCGTGGTGCCGATCGCCTGCGGCGTGATGGCGTTCAGCACGCTGATGTTGTTGTGCATGTCACGCATTGACTTGTTCCTTTCTGAAATGTGTTTGCGTTGCGAGAGGAACCGGCGGCCGAGGCCGCCGGCCAATGCGCGCTTATGAGGTGCCGAACTTCATCAGCTTGAGCGCCTCGAAGTTCACGAGCCCGCCGCCAGTACGCTTGCGGGTATAGAACTTGATGAAGGGCTTCGACGTGAACGGATCACGCAGCACGTTGATGCCCTGACGATCGACGATCTGGTACGCGGCGCCGAGATCACCGAATGCCAGCGAGTAACTGTTCGCAGCGAGCGCCGGCATATCCTCCATGCGCGCCACCGGATAGCCGGCGATGCGCTCCGGTTGGCCGGCCTGGAACGACGGCTCCCAGAGATACGCGGTGCCGGTGCCCGACACCTTGAACTGGCGGATTTTCGTGATCACCGAACGCCGCGTGAAGAACGCCGCGTTGGTGAGGTACTGGTTCTTGAGCAACCCGATCAGATCATAGATCTTGTCGCCCTTGTCGGCCGCGGCGAAGTCCGAGCTGACACCGGTCGCCAGATAGCCAATCTGACCCCAGGTCACGCCGGAGCCAGAATCGGCAGTCTGCGTGTAGCCAAGAGCGAAGCCGCGGATTTTGGCGGAAGCGCCCGTGACGAACTCGTTGTTCTCGAAGCGACCGAATTTGTCGGCCACCTTGTCGGCCAACCAACCCTCAACGTTGAAGGCGACGTCGTCGAGCGCCTGCTGGGTGGTCTTCGGCTCGGTGTCGATCCAGTGGACCGGGATGCTCCACTTGCCGATCTGCGGCGTGGTGGTGTCGGACCCCTGGGTCTGCTCACCGGCATAGCCGGCGCCGGCCTCGCCCAGGTCTTCGATGCCTTCTAGGGCGTCGGTCGTGATCGACTGGATGGAGGCGTACTGACGCACAGGGCTCGTCTCGTACACCTTCTTGACGATCCGCCCGGTAACGTCGGGCGTAACCCAGTAGCCGCCGTCGGGGTCCGAGCCCACCGACAGGGTCTTGACCTCGTCCGCGGTAAGGCTGTCCTTGCCTTCACGCAGATAGCGGGTTGCCGCCGACTTGTAGGAATCCATGCCGGCCATATCGAGCGGCGTGAACTGGCGCTTGCGATCGGACGCGAGCCCGGCCAGCGAGGCATTGAAGGTCGCCAGGTCGACCAGCTTCTTGGCTTCGGCTTCGCTGCCGGCACTGGTGATGCCGAGGCGATTCAGCTTCAGCTCGAGCGCCTCGCGCTCTTTGCGCTCATTGATGAGCGCCGTATCGATCTTGGCTTTGGCTTCGACCGCATCGTCGAGCGACTTCTCGATCTTTACCAGACGCTCGGTAAGAACGCCGTCGGCGCCGCCGAGCTTCTTCACTTCGGCCTGGATCTCGCCCATCGTGCCCTTGAAGGCCTCGAAGGCTTCGCCCTGCTTCGTCAGCAGCGCTTCAATGTTTTCCGGAGGCATGGTTGCCTATCCTTTCGGGGTGAGAACTTCGATGTTGCGGCGGATCAGCGCCGCGATGGCCTCGCCATTGCCGTCCTCATCCCGAGGCTCCGACTTGAAGCCGCCAGCGGCGATAGCTTTGGCGGCAGCATGCGAGTAACCGCCTACATCCCGTAGGAAGTCCTCGAATTCACGAATCGTCTTGATGTCACCCGACTTGACGGCGCCGATGCGCGCCTTGTCGTTCATCGGGAACGTGACGATCGAAACTTCGATAAGGTCCAGACTCTTGATCGTGCGGCGAGGCTCTGTCGGCTTGGTACCGAGCACGAATTCCTTCACGCGATAGCCGATCGACAGGCCATCAAGCGATCCGGCCTTCATGCCCTCGTAGATGTATTGCCCCCGCTCCGTACCGAGCGCGAACAATTCACCCTCAAGCTTGAGCCCCTTCGAATTCTCTTCCATGTCGGTGTATCGGCCGACCGGAAGCATATCCATCGCGCCACCAAGGAAGCCGCCGCCGTGCTGCAGCAGCATCGGCGGAAACTTGCCCTTGTCCTGCCATTCGCGCAGCGTGTCGCGGAACGCGCCTTTCTCGATGACGTCGCCGCCACCATCCCTGTTGCCGGTGACCCCGCCATAGCCGGAGAAAACCCCGGCCTTGTCCGCGGCGAACTTCACCTCACGCATGTCAAGGCGAAGGTGGTCCATCATGCGTCTCCCGGATTAGGTCGCTCACCCTGCTTGGGGGCCGTGGGCTTCGCTGGTTGCGGCAACTTGTCGGCCTCGGGATCGTCGGAACGATCCATGTCTTCGAAGTCGCGCACTTCGTTCTGCGTGCCCCAACCCTTGGCGCCACCGGCGCCGAGCATCTTGGCGTAGTATTCGGCCTTGGCCTGCGGCGCCGTGCTCATCAGCGCGTTGACGATGAACTTGGTGTAATAACCCGCGCGCAATTCTTCATCAGACAGCAGGTTGATGTTGGCGCTCTGCGAGATGCGCCGATACCAAGGATCAAGCGTGTAGGTCTTGTGGGCCTGGAAGAACTCCGATGCGCTCGCGAATGTCGGAGACTGATCACCAGCATGCCCGACCATGATCGGCCACACGCGATAGAAGCGGCAGATTTCCTCGATCTCGAATTTCCGCGTTTCGATCAATTGCTGATCGACCGCCGACATCATGACGCGCTTGAAGTCCGCGCCCATGTCGAGGATCATCGGCTTGCCGGCACGCTCCCCGCCAGGCAGATGCTTGTCCATCCAGCCTGCAAGAAACTCGAATTTATCAGCGCTCAATCTATCCTTGACGCTGTAGGTTGCCGTCGTCTGCGGCCCGTTCTTCTGCGCGTCGCTCTGCCCTTGCTCGAGCGATGAGGCCAGGCCGATCGCGTTGCGCGCCAGCGCAATCGCGTCCATGCCCATCCAGCTATTCCACGACGGCCCGCGCAGATGCCAGATCGCGTCGTCAGGGAATTCTTGCTCCGCGCCGCTCTTGCCGCGCACGAAGTAATGCAGCGAATAATCATCCTTGCGCTCGACCCGCACCCGGCCCGGCTCGATTGGGATCAGCTCCCGTACTTCGCGCGCGCGTCCGACGCGGTTGACGAACACGTACGCGTTGAACGTCAGATCAAGATGGAAACTGATCGTCTCCAGGAATTCGAGCGACGTCTGCCAGCCATTCGGCTTCCGGCTGATGATGTTATGGAGCGGATGATCCGAAGCGATCTTCCGGCCGCCGGCGGCTTCCTGATAGAGCCGGAAGGGGACCGACAGGCCCTCTGCTTTCACCCGCGCGCACGCCAGCACCGTCGAAACCTGAAGCGCAGACCACCACGTTACCGGCACGCCCGCGGATGACATGCGGCCGCCATACACTTCGCGGAACAGGTCCAGCGATGACGTCACGCTGCCCGTGGACTTCCATTGAAGCGGCCACAGTCGGTTAAGGAAGCCCATCAGCAGATAGCCCCGTTATGCTGCGACTTCCCAGAAGGATTTGCCGGGCGCGGCCTGCACAGTCGCCACCCCGATGCTCATCGCCAGGGACACCATGCCGTCGATGCGGCCCGTCGCTTTTGCCTTGTTGAACATCCGGTGCCCCGTGCGATTCTCTTCGTAGATCACGCCGGCGGCACACGCCGTCATCACCGGATTGACCTCGATCGCGATCCGCTCTTCGAGCAATGCGGCTTCCAGCTTGTTGATCGAGTCCGGCATCCAGAGCACAAGCTCGTCCGCGCCGGTGTCTTCCTGCTTTACGTCGTCACGCTCGCCAATCTTGCGGCGGTTGAAGCCCTGCGGATGGACGACAGCGCCGGGCAACTCGGTGCCCTTCTCTGCCATCGCATCGAGCAGTTGCTCAAGCCCGTACTGGTCACACCCGATGATCTGCGGCTGATACTTCGCGCAGATCGAAGGCAGCGCATCGGCGAGCCACGAATAGCGAATGCGCGGACCCGGCACGGCTTCCATGAAGCCTTGATCGACCCAGACGTCGTAGCGCGCCATGTCCGCTTTCGCGCGCTCCCGCAGCGTATCCTTCGGCGTCCAAAACCAAGTCTTACTGGCGAAGCGCCACTGATCCTTTTTGTTTTCCAGAAGCCATGTCAGCGTGAACGCCGTTAAGTCGCGAACGCGGGACAGGTCCAACCCCCCATAGCAGGGAATTTCGCGACGAAGCATTTCGTCGGGATCAAAGGCCTTTGCTCCGGTTGCCTGGCACGCCAGCCATATGCGTTTCGGGATCGCCGAGATTTCGCTCTGGGTCCACTGGCAAAAATTCAGCCGGCGAACCATCCCCTCTTTCGAGGGCATCCCCTTTGCTTCCGCGACCTGCTCCCGGATGTAATCGATCTGAATCGACACGCCGAGATTCGGGTTGACCTTGATCCAGCACGCCTCGTCTTCGAACGGCTCTTCGCCTTCATCAAGCGCGCAGACGTAAGCGAACCACGTATCCGACTCTTCGACCGTCAGCCGTTCATCGCCGTGCACGACGGCGATCGAATATTCGTGCTCTGCCCAGCAAACCGATTTTCGATCAAAGCCTGAATTTGTGATCTCGAAGATCAGCGCCTGCTGGTTGCCCTTGGTGCCGGCGCGCAGCATTTCGATGACGCTATTGTTCGGGTGCTCGTGGATCTCGTCGATCAGCGCGCATAGCGGCCGGATGCCCGACTTGCCTTTCTTGTCCGACGAGATCGGCTTGAAGAAGGAACCCGACCTCGGATGCGTCAGCTCGATGACCGGGTTCTCGCCCTTGTGGCCCAGCCTCGCCTGCAGGGCTGGTGACCGCTCCCACATCGCGACCGCGTCACGGAACAGGATGTTCGCCTGATCCATGTCGGTCGCCGCGGAGTAGACTTCCGCGCGCAGCTTTTTGGTGAAGCCGTGCATGTAGTGGCCGATGCCGGCCGCCATCGGCGACTTGCCGGAACCCTTGCCAATCTCGCAATACCCGCGGCGGAATCGCCGAAAGCCCTTCGCGTTTTTCCATCCGAACAGCGAGCCGATGATGAACGCCTGCCAAGGCTGCAGGATGAACGGGACGGCCTTGCTGGTTGCTACACCCTCGTCGCCTTTCTCTTCGATCTCGACCGTGAGCACGGTCGCGAAGAACCGGATGGCGCGTTGTGCTTCCTCGACATCGAACCGCAGCCCGCGCTGGCCACCGATCTCCAAATCTTTCAGGTGCCGCCGGCAAGCGGCGCGGACGTGCGGCCCCGCGATGATCTCACGCTTGACGACAGCGACCGCATAGGCGGTCGTTTGATCTTCCACGGCTCAATCGAACTCGGCGGCGGGGTCGAAGAGATCGGCCTGGCCCGGCGCCATGTTCCTCTCGTCGGTCGGGGTAAGCCCGAACATCGCCACCAGCGATCGCCACTGCCGCCACGCCTCGTTCATCTGCGCGACGTGCGGATGACTCTTGAGCTGGATCCCGTTCCGGCCCTCCACCATGTAGATCTCGGCATCGAGCCCGGGCGTGCCGGCAACGCGAGTGGCGCCGGCCTCAAGGTCGACGTCGTTTGCGGCGAAGAAAGCGCGGAACGCGCGCAGCCGCAGATTGACCCGCACCAGCTCAAGCACCGCATCGACGAAGTGAGGCTTGAGCCGATCGAGGATCGGGTCGGCGAGCTGCCCGGCGATCCGGCCCCACTCGCGTTTCTCATCGTCAGTCAGTTTCTTCGGCCGCAACTTCAGCGCCAGTCGCCGCGCCCGGTCCTTGCGCGACTTCTCGTTCGCTTCGACACTCGCCCCTTTCATCGGAACGACGGTGCCGAGCTTTGGCTTGGCTCCCCTCATCACATCACCAGTGGGCTTTCTCTATTCAATTCCACCTTTCTCAGTTTGAAGGGTGGCCGCCGGTCCCGGAACGGAGCGCTTCAGACTTTTGACCCACCCCCGGGGGAGGTGGATCACCTAATTCGATTTGCTGGGTGTTTCTGATCGAGAGGCCACCCATCAAGGCCTACCTCACCACTGTAGCCACGCGACTCTTCAGCCTGCTTGGCACTGTCATGGTGGGGCTTACACAAGGATTGCCAGTTGTTGTCTGTGTCCCAGAATAGAACCTGATCACCCTTATGCGGGATGATGTGGTCGACCACGGTGGCGGCCACGACCTTGCCCTGGGCTTGGCACATAACGCACAGCGGATGGCTGGCTAGGTAGGTAGCCCGAGCCTTGTCCCAGCGCCTGGTGTAGCCCCGCGCGCGTGCGCTACCCCTGTTCTCGAACCCCATACTAAAGGGGCCGCTGCAGTTGATGTCCACAGCGGCCCAAGTCTAGGGAGGAAACGCCCAAGGAGGGCTCAATCTAGGCCCGAAGGCCCACACCCTATGAACGCAAGAAGCCCGATGCAGGGGGGTGTGCACCGGGCTTCATCACGGAGGGGTTCAATCGGTATCGGCGTCAGGCGGCAAGGCGCCGAACGTGGCTGGACCTCCAGCCAGCCAAAGACGTAGGACGCACCGCAGCGCCGGAGGCGCGGGGCTTCATCGCAACGGGACGGAAGGAGGGGAATGTGCGCTTGGGCTCGATATGCGCCACCGCTGCGGGCAGCACGAACATGGGGGCATCCACGATCATATCGAAGATGTCGAGGCCGTAGCCCCAAGCATAGTCGCCGGTCGCGGTCGTTCGATCGGGATAGTCGAGATTGCTTGCCGTGACGGTCGAGTTGATCGACATCGTGACCGCAAGGGCCATACCGACGATCATTCCCAACCTCAGGCCAAATCTGCCGTAGGCCATAGGGGAAACTCCGGGTTTTAGGAAAAGCGAGATTCTCCAAGGGGAGATACCCTATGGAATCAGAAACCCCGACCTTTGGGGGCCGGGGTTTGTAAGCAGCAGCACGGGCAAATGCCCGTTTCTGTAGTGGCCTTGGCCACCGTTGAGGGCTTTGGCGAAGGGCCTCGCTGGGCGAGGTCGTTCGTTACATCGCCTCAATCTCGGACGCCGGTACGTAGACCTTGGTCGTGCGTCCGAACAGCTTCACCACCTCAACACCGATTCGGGTCTGCGAAGCAATCTCGACCACAGTACCAGTCCCCCATGAATATCCGATCAGTGGGTCGGTGAACTCGACCCTCTGACCGACCTTGAACAGCACACCTTTGCGCTCCGGAGGAAGGTTCAGCTTGGCCTCGATCACCCGGATGGTCTCGATCTGGTCCTTGCTCAATCTGGCGATGTCGCCATCGGTCGTTTTCAGAAAACCATGCGAGCGGATGAAATCGAGCACATCATCTCGCCGAGGATGATCGATGAAACTCTCAGGCACGAACAGCATCCCCGGTACTACAGCCGAGAGTGACGGAACGTGCGCCCGACCTCGATACCGAATCTGCCTCGTAAAGTGTGGCCAGTACGGCGTCAGGCCAAGCTTCTCATCCATCCAATCGGCGATCTTCCGCTCACGGCTGGCCTTGACCACCACAGCGCACCACCACGGGAACAGCACGGGCGCCGACTCTGGCTCCACGATAACCGGCAGATATGCAGCAATCGGCTTGGTTTCCGTTCGTGCCAACATCCTTCTCCCCTTCCTGAAATCTATGCTGCGGTATCGCAGAGCGTTCCGTCTTTTCGTGGTGGCCATGGCCATGGGATTCGGAGTCCGGGTTTTGCGACCTTCCAGTCGACGAACCGACCGGGCATCGTTTCTTTCTTGATCACCTCGCCGGTGAATACATTGTAGGGTTTTGCGTGGGCGAACTCGGACCATGAGCCGCATTGCTGCGAGTGCTCATCGGCAATCGCCCACGTCGCTGGATCTGATCCGTAGAACTGCGATAGCGCGAGTTTTGCTGGCGTGAGCGGCCTTGGCAACATCAGGCCCGATCCATGGTCGGGATAGCGCCGCGGCTGCGGATCGACCTCGCCACGGATTCGAGACAGCACGCACAGCGCCTTCCATTCCTCGCTGCCTACCGCGACGAACGTCGGCGGTTCAACGGCAACAGGATCAGGCGGACAGTGCTCGGACCACGTTGGCCATGCGCCGATCTCCCGAATGAACGTTTGCGCCGATGGCTTCGATGGTGGTTTCTTCTGGCGCAGGCGATGCGCGATCAGCCCGCGCGCCGCCTTGGTGCACTTGCCTCGCTCGTCAGGCGACAGCGCTGCGAACAGCTGCTGCGCCAGCGACACCCGCACGATCGGATCACCATCCGCCTCGAATGCGGTTTTGAATTCCTGCCAGCCTTCACATTCCACATCCGCCGTGGTGCAGCCCCCCAAAGGGGGGTTGGGGGGAATCTTTTCTGGTTCAGGTTCAGAAGTTAGGCCCTCGCCCGAGTCAGAGGGCTGGCCGAGGGCTACCATAGGGCCAGCATCGTCCTGCTCTTCGCTTAGCCCTTGCTGGCAGCTAGGGCTAATTGGAGCGCCATCGCCAAGCGCCCTCGCCTCGATTACGTCGATATCGGCGTCGGTCAGCAGCCGTATCTCGTCGGTCGTTCGCTTGCCCTTGCCTTCGCCGTTGCGGCGGCCGTTGCCATCGATCCATTGCGGGAAGCGCGCCACCGCGCCGACGTGCTCCAGCCAAGCCAGCCGCTTGCGCACGGTGTCCGCCGACAACTCGGTGTCGTCGGACAGTTGCTCGATGCCGACGAAGCAGATGCCGTCCGGATTGACGTACAGCGTCAGCATGCAGAGCACGAGTTTGGCATAGGGATTCCCGAGCCGCAGGTTGCGCGCCCAGGAATGCGCCTCGTCGGCGGCAATGCGGCGCGGCCGCGGCTTGCGTGCTGCAACGTTCATGGTTCCCCGCACATCGGCGTGAGCCCATCCGCGCGTTCCCGATCCGCATATTTCCACATGCGATAGGGAGGCTCCGGTGACGGCGGATGGACTGTGACCTTGGTTATGCCGCAGCCGTTGAGGCAGGCGCGGTGCGTCTCATCGCATTGCGATGGGGTATCGGTGCGGGCGATCGATTTTGGCTCGCCCCAGCGATGACGGCGCGTTGGTGTCGGGAGGGATTCGACGGCGGTCATTGCGGCACCTTGCCGACAACACGAAGACGGCAACCGAGCAAAGTAACCTCACCTGCGATCAGATATTTGCGTACCGTCTCGCGCGAACAGCCCCAACCGCGCGTCGACAGAATGTGCTCCACGAGCGCATCGACCTTGGTGCATGGGACCGTCATCTCGCCGGAATGCGGCGCGGCCTTCGCTTGCCTAATCAGGTTGTTGATGAAGCTCACGCCCTTCCCTCCCCTGTGGAGAACTGGGACAATGGGAACAACTTTGCTTGCGCAAGCGATTGCGACTCGCCGTGGCGTTGACGTCGCGGGAAGATGCGAATGTCGGGGGATGTATGCATGGCGCCCATCAGTCGAAGTGACGAACGATGCAGGCCTTGACCAATGAGCCGGCCGTCACGCGCTCACGGCCCCGCCGCTTCGCTTCGGCGAACAGGGCCGCCCAGTCGTCACCCTCGATCCCAAACGCGATTGCGTGAGTGCCGGTGCCGTAGGTGACGCGTGGCGCACGCTGAATGTCAGCTAGATCGCCACGCGCGACGCGCTGCATAACGATGTGACTGCCGACCTCGTAGCGTGACATGCCAAGCGCATTGGCGAGCGAATCCAGCTTCTCGACGATGTCGGCCGTCAGGGAGACCGTTGTTGGTATTCGATCACTCCGCGGGCTTGTGGCCGCCACGCCTTGTGCGTTGGTCGATGGTGCGGATCGCGCCTCGATTCCGTGTTGACGGCACACCCTGTCGAACATCGAGGCGTCCCATCCGAGCTGTTGGCGAACATAATCTGCCGGCGTTCCGTTGTTGATGGAAATGCGGATCGTCGCAATCGCTTCGCGCGTGTACGGGATCATGGACATTCCCCCTCAAGACGAATTGGCGGCGCTATCGTCGGTTGCCATTTCTTCACGTCTTCGAATTCGAGCCACTTGCCGCCGCCGAAACTGTTGTGCGGCCGCGCCGAAGCGATAAGAATCCCGAGAGGCTTCAGGCGTGCACGCAACGCAGGCATCTCGTTTTCAACGGCGTGCGCCGGCATGTTGATCGCCTTCGCGATACCGCCAACGCCGATGGCACCTTGCGCGTACGCCAGCGCGTTGAAGATGTCCGCATGCAACCGGCACAGCGCGATGAGCTTGCCTTCGCGCTGCAGTTCGCCGGTTGCGTGGTTAAAGACAAAGGCCGGCGCGCTCATCCGCTTGTCCCCGCATGTTCGGATTGTGTCTTGCCATGCGCGAACGCCGGCACATCGTCACCACATCCCGGCCCAACTTCACCCGGCTTTCCGGCCTTGGTGAACTGCTGCCAATGCTTCCAGCCGTGAGGGCAATGAAAGCCCCACTGCCGGATGCGGGGGCCGGTGATGAAGATCGTCCAGCACGGGCCGTCGTTGAGTTCAACGCGATGCGCCGCGCTCGCGAAGCGGAATTTCATCTGACCGGCGACGCGCGGCGTCCGCACGTTGATGCCGCCCTGCGGAATCGTGTGCTCGACGTAACCGCCATCGATCAGCAGCGAGACATTCCACCAGGGATGATCATGCAGAGCGCGATCATCGTCCGAGCGCAGGAAGTGATGGAGGTAGATATTGAAGAACGCATTTCGTGGGATCACGAACCATCGGCGCAGGTACGGGTCTTCTGCTGACCCGATGACAAAATCAGGATCGCGCCTCGCAACAAGGCGCATCATACGCATACGCAACCACGCGGTGATGGGTGCGGGCAGATTCATTTCGCAATCCCCAGTTGGACCTTGGCAGCATGCCGACGCGCCCATTCCTCGCGCGGTATTGCCTGAATGCGCGCAAATTCCTTGTTCGCCTCAAGGTCGGCATTGACGCCTATGTTCTCGGCGAAGGTTTCAAGGGTGATCTGCGCCTGCCCGATCTCGCGCGGTAGAGTGCCTTGCTCGCGGCTATAGACGCGGTCGACAATGGCGCGGACCCGCTCAGGCTCAAGGCCGATGGCGTGCGCAACCTCGATGGCTTCTTCGACGAAGCGCATGGCGCGCTCGGCCGGATCGGTCGCGACGGCGCCGAAGGTCGCTTCGGCCCACTTTAAGACGTGCCTTGCTCTGCGGCTCATGACCCCATGACCTCCGCAGCGAGTTGCGACCGCTTCGCGTCCGCGAGCGCAGCCCTGCCTTTGTCTGTGATCAGTGTTCGGATCGGCCCGTCAGCGCAGAGGCCCTTGCCGACCAGCACCTCAAGACAGGCGCCGACCCACGGCGCGAATTCCGGCTCGCGCTCGCCGGCCATCATCTGCAACACGTCGACTTCGCGGGATGACAGCGGCACTCAAGCCTCCGCTTTCTGACGTTTCAGAAACCCCGGGATATCCAGTGGATGTTCCCCGTCAGGAATATGTGGGGCGGTGGACACGCTCTTTCGGTCCTGCACCGCCCCGTCGCCTTGAGTACAAGGCGACATTGCAGAGGCCTCGGGCTCATCACCGCTTGGCGCTGGAGCGGCGGTTAATGCCGGGTCTTCGCGCTGTGCCTCTGGTTCGGATTCATTGCCCCACGCATCCCAGCCTGGTCGCGCCGGTCCGCGTCGGTTCAGTTCGATCTTGGGCAGCGTGGGGAAATACTTCTCGATCATTTCGAGGAACAGTTCGGGCTTGGCGCTGTGGCGCGTCACAGGACCGAGCAGGACGGACGTCCACTGCGTTCCCATGGCCGGCGCCGGGACATTGCCGCGCGTGCCGACGAGCAACAGCTCATGCTGATTGCGGAACCAGTAGCCGGTACCGATTTTGTCTTTCTGCCAGATGATGTGGGACTTGTAGGTGAAGCCCCAGGCCGCCATCACCTTGAGCGCGTCGGGCAGCATCGGCGCTGTCGCCCATAGGAAAAGCACGCAGTCATCAGCCGCGATAGACTTCACGTCTCGCTGGCAGATAGCATCCGTTGCGGACGTCGGGTAATGGTTGTCGGCGGAACGATCCATGCCGGTTTCGCGGCTATAGACTTCGAACCGCCATTCGGGATCGGCGAGGATGACGCCATAGCGTTTCGTGGGTAGCGCGGCCTGAATGCCACCAAGCGCGCGCTCGCGCTCTTCCCGCGCGCCCTTCTTCACCTGCGCCTTTGCGCCCTTGACGTCGCCGCTCTCGGCCTGGCGCGCGATGTCGCGCTGCTTCTCGGGCTCAAGTCGCGCCACACCTTCGGCGACCGACACCGGTAGCGCGCCACGCGCAACGGCTTCCTGCAATTCGAGCGTGCCGCGCTCCTGCACCGCTTTGGCGGAACGAACCGACCGCTCCGACACATTCATCAGCCGCGCCGCGTCGGCTTGGGTCAGATCCGGAATTTCAGTTTCAAGCGGCAAATTTGCCGCTTGTTTTTCGTCGGACTTACGGTCGCCGCCGTGCGCAAGGTTGGCGAGCTTCGCGGCGCAGAACGCGCGCTGGCTTTCGTCGAGATGCCGGCGGCGAAGGTTCTTGTCGATGACGAACGCGAGCGCGTCAGTTCCGGTAAAGTCTTCGTATCGGGGCTCGACGCCAGCCGCGATGCAAGCACGCTGCCGGTTGCGTCCGTCGAGCACCATCGCGCCGTGCAGCATGATCGGATCACGCTGGCCGCAGATCCGAATGCTGGCGACGAGCGCTTGAAACTCGTCACCCTCGATCAGCGGGAAGATGTCGGCCAGCGGATGGTGCGGATAGCTCATCGGTCCCACCATTTGGTCTGGACCCGCTCGACGTCGGTGTGACTGACCGCCGCGACGCCGAGCTCGGTCGCGCCATAGCCGGACCCGACAGGTTCGCCGTCTTCATTCCAGAGACCGCGATGAAATTCAGCGAGCCCCTTGCGAGCCAACGAACGACATACGCGACGGACTTCTGCCCGCTTGAGCCTTGTGCGTTGCATCAGCGGCCGGAACGGGAAGCAACCAAAGTCGCCAGCTACCGCCGCGAGATGCGCTAGCACCTTCGCCTCGTTGCGATTGAGTTTCGGCGCCGGCATCAGTTGAGCATCCCCAGCGCCAGCATGTACGTCTCAAGGATGGATTCATGCTCCTGCCGCTCACCCGGGTCTTCCTTCCGCATCCGGATGATCGTGCGCAGCGCCTTGACGTCGAAACCCATCGACTTAGCTTCCCCATAGACATCCTTTATGTCGTCGGAGAGGGCTTTCTTTTCTTCCTCGAGACGTTCGATTCGTTCGACGAAGGCTTTCAGGTGATCCTTGGCGAAGCGGGTTGCGGGTTGTTCGTTGGCGGATTCGGATGGTGCGGTTTGCATGTCAGCTACCCTCCATCGGCATCGAGAGGAACGTGCGCGTGTAGATGATCTTCTCCGACGCAAACTCGTTGAACAGGATGCCGCGCGCGGGGGCGTTGAAGCGGATCGACACCAGCTCCGTCTTGATTTTGCGGATGATCTTGATGAAGCTGCTGGCGTTGATCTTCTTGCTGATCTCCCCGTCGTTCCATTCGACGGCGACTGATTCCTCAGCGTCACCGGCGTCGGCATTCGCCAGCTTGAACGTGACGTTGCCCTGTGACGTGTGGAGCGTGGCGCGCGCGCCCTCGCCTATGTTCACCAGCCTCGTGAGCGCCGCGTCCATATCCTTCACGTCAGCCACCATCGGCAGGTAGCCGTCTTCCGGGATCACGCGCATGTAATCCGGGTACTCGGCTTCGACGACTTTGGTGGTGAGGGAGATGTCGCCCACGCGGATCGTGGCGCGCTCCGGCGTGACCGATATCTCGACCTCGCCATCGGCGCCGTGGGCCAGCCGCTGCATCTCGTCGATGGCGCGGCCGGGCACGATCACGGTCGGCATTTCTTCTGCCCCATCAGGAATGTCCATCGGGACGTAGCCAAGCTCGCGCGCATCGGTTGCGACGAAGATCAGCTTGTTTCCCTTGTGGCCGCCCAGGCCGCCGTGACCATCCGGATCTTCGATCTGCCAGCACATCCCGGCGAGATCGATGCGCGACAGCCCGTCGAGAATCGCGAACTCGCACGACGAGAGCGCCTCGTCGAATGTCTTGGCGCTGATTTTGAAAGTGACAGCGTCTTCCGGCTCCGGAAGGTCCGGGAAGTCGCTGGCAGGCAGCGCCAGCAGCCGGTAACGCGCGCGGCCGGCACGCATGATGACGGTGCGCTGATCTTCCCACTCAAGCGTCACCTGCGAGCCCGACGGGAAGTTTGCGACCGTCGAAGCCACCAGCTTGCCCGGCACGGTGATGGCCGGGATATTGGCGGTACCGACCACATCAGCAGGCATCACGCATGTTGCCTGCATCGTCAGATCGTTGGCCTTGATCGTGACGCTGTTCTTCCCTGCCGAGATCAGCAGATTGCCCAGGATCGGGATTGTGGGTTTCCCCTCGATTAGCCGGCTGGCGAAGCTCAGTGCCTTGGTTAGGCGGTCACGCTCTACGGTGATCTTCACGCAGCATTCTCCCTGGCGCGCTTCTCGGCCATTGCGGTGGCGTATTGCCGCGCGCAATCCTCGGCGCTTTTGAACTTGGGGCGAGCGCATTGGTGTAGCGCCAGCATCATGGCGGCGTGGTCGCCCCGCCGCTGGGCGTCGTAGGCCTCGACGATCAGTTGCTCGGCGAGATTGTCCCAGTTGCCGGCGAGATGTTGCCCGGCGTCCAACAGCAGTTCGTGGGCTCGCTCAATCTTGCCCTCCGTTGCCTCTTCGAGAATATCCGTAGCGGAGCGGGCGGCCATGCATTCCTCGCAAACTGTATCGTCGCCAAAGATATCGTCGGTATTCTCTAGCGGAGCATCGCAGTCCTCACAGAGCAGCGGTTCGCCATCGTCGTCTTGTTCACCCACGTTCCATCTCCGGATTCGGATCAATCGGACGAATGATCCACAGCACGAAGGCAAGGCAGCCGATGAGGAACGCCAGCACGCACACGATCATGACCGCAGCCACGATGACGGCGGCGACAACGCCGAACATCATCGCGATCAGGATGAACAGACTTGCGATCAGGGAGGTGATGGCGATCCACATGGGGTCACCGGCGCTTGCGCTGGGTCTTCCGGGCCACCTTGCGTTCCAGCGCCTCGATGGTGCCGCGCATGGTGATGGCCTTGCTGTTCAGCGCGGCGATCTCGGATTTGAGGTGCGGGACGGTTTCGGAGGCGGGATTCGCGATGACGATTTGCCCCTCAGATACCGTCGTGTCGACCACGAGGCCCGTTTGCGAAGTGTAGCGAATGACGTAGTTGAACACGTCACCTTGGCGACCGGACAGCGCAACGATTAGCGCCTGCGTGTCGGCAGCGAATGGCAAATTAACCCGATCACCGATTCCATACTTCGGAGAGATGCCCATGTGGATCGTTCCTCGTTGCGCGTTGATTGATGTTGTTCACGCATGCGGGATTGCGCTTGCGCGTTACACGGACTCAACAAGACGCAACGGGAACGAACGCGGAGACGCTTAAGTGTGAATCACCGCACCGTCCGTGCTCGGCTTTCTGGCGGGGCGGTCATCAGGATTCGGAATACGCACCACCAGGCCGAATGCTTCGCCGGCCGGGCGGTTGATGAATTGATGCGGCGCGAACTCCACCATCTCGATGCCTTCGCGCATATAGCTCGACATCACACCTTCTCCCCTTCGTGCAACGGCACGTTGTTCAGCATGTCGGTGAAGATGGAGATGTCGGTGGAGCGAAGAGGGCGGAAGCGGGTCACATCCCACTCGCGCCCGGAGCCATCGATGTCGATGCTGCTGTAGCCGTAAGCACAGCTTGCATGGCGAACGACGTAGATTTGCCCTTTGACGAGCGGGTGTTGCCGATGCCAAGGGTTAGCTGGCAACCTGTCGTCGACACATTCGACCTTCTGCCCAACCTCGAACATCACGCCGCCTCCTGCATCTGCGGTCGATTGACGATGGCGATCAGCTTGAGCTTCTGCCGCGCGCGCCAGGCGCGCATGTATTCGGCATGGCAGTCGGAGCAGAGACGCTGACCCTTCTGGGTCTTGTTGTCCTTGCGGTCGCGGGGTTTCTGGCAGTGGGCGCAGTAGCGCATCACGCCCTCCAATACATGTGACGGGAGAAACCGTGATCGTCGGTGATGGTGACGCGCTGGACTTCGCCGCGCTCGAACATGGTCCGCAGCGCCAGCGCGATGGATTCCGGTGTCCAGCAACCGACGCGCTTGGCGATGTCCTTTGCGAGCGTCGGCACGGATGGAATGTGCGGCGTGACATCGCGGATGACGTAAAGGCCGTTGTTTGCGGCGACGGTCATGCGGTCACCACTGAATTTGTGCAGCCGATGCCGACGAAGGCGGCGGATCGGCACCGGCTGCTGGCGCGCCCGTGGATGCGGACACGGGTGCTGGTGAATTGGTGGGGAGCGCATTCGCGCGCTCCCCTGCTGTATGGGGCCGGCGGTTGGTGCGGAGTTTCTTCCCGTTGGCTCGCGCCGCATCCCTTGCGGGTTTGGTTATGAGCCGCCTTGTGCGCCAGCGAGCACCAACGCTCTGATGCCGACGCCCTCATGCCCTCGCCACCTTGCGGCAAAGCCCCCTCTTGGATTGGTTGCCGGTCTCTCCCAGCTGTCAGGTTCTGCTGTATGGGATCACCTTGTACCCATCGCGCCGATTCCGACTCGCGCAGTTCGCGATCCCGCTGCGAGAAGTTGCGGTCTCTCCCGCCGTCATGTCTACGGCCGATCTCAGCAAGGGCATCTCGACCCCTGCCGACACACCGGCCTATTACCCGCGCCCTCTGTGGTCGACATTCACCGTCAGCATGTCCGCGCGCGTCACGGTCCCGGCAGGTTACAAGGCCTTCTGTTGCCACCGGGCGTCCCCACCAATCCAAGGGGCCTTGGGGGATCAGCTCAGAAAAGAAAACGAGGCGCGTGCTGAACACCGCTTCACCCGCACCGGCCGCTAAACCGGAACGGAGGGTCCGCCACATAACGGACCGCTGGGGGCCTTGCGAGCCGTACCAGACGCCTCTCTGGGTATTGGTTATCTCGTCAACACACAGGCACCGTTGCCGCTCCATGTCGGCACCCACGATCCGCCGCGCTCGATGCAGCGCCGGACGGTCTCCGCATTGATCTGATCCAACTGATTGCAGTAGGTCAGACTGCCTCCGAAGATGATTGCCAGCACGATCACAATAGTTGCGCAGACGGACGCCACCTCGCGAAACGAATCCACGATGCCTCCTATTCGATCCCGAGATCGAGTTGTTTCCATTGATCAAGTTGCTGGATCGCGACGCGGCCGCGCTGCCATTCGCGCGCGAGCCGGCTCTTGCTGCCCTTGAGCAGCGCGTCGAGGACGCGCGGGCCGTCGTCACCGAGCAGCAGTTCGACGATGAGCTTGCCGGGCGTGCCCTGCCGCCCGGAGGCGTAGCGGTAGCACTGGTGAATTTCAGCGCTGGTGAGGTGATCGAGTGCAGCAGCCGGCTTGTCGCGCCAAAGCTTCTCGCACAGCGCAGAAAACCATTTGTTTTCAGGGTCAATGACCAATGAGTCACTGATTGATTTTTCGATGGCCGATGAGTCAGCAGCAAAAATTGATCGCTGCGCTTGCGCCGGTAAGTTGCCGTGCATGAACGCCCCCACAAATACGCAACATCAAACTGGATCTGGATTTCCTCTCCGGATACATGCCCCGACCGATCGGAGAGGAAGCGGAGCGACCCGGCAGGCAGGTAGCGTGACAGTGAGCCTGCCGGGTCGTTCTTGGTCTGTGTCTTGGAATTTGCCAACACCAAACACAGAGCCGATGCGTCGCCTGACGCATGAGGAATCGTTCCAACCGTTTCGATAAAAATTCGGAGCGGCTCGATTGAATAAGGAATGCATCCTACGGGGGCTTGCGCTGACAATGGGACGCCATGCCGGTGAAGCGCGCCACATCGTCCGCCAGCCGATCGGCTCGCATTGCGAAGATCATCGCATCGGGCCGGAATGGCGACGTGCGCGAGGCGGCGCAGCTGGTTCAATTGCTGGCGCAGATGATCGACAGCGCAGCGATGCGCCGAGAGAAAATCAAAACCCTGATACCCCGCGTCGCGGAGAAGCTCGACTTCGAGCAGGAGCGAACCCGCGCGATGTGGTGGCAGGAGGCAAGAAGGATCGACGCCTGGGAGATGGATGCACTGCGGAATGCGGTGCGGCAGCGCCGACGCGCGGCCAAATAACAGCGCGGATACACGCGCAGGTAGGTAGTCCAGCGCAACTTGTGCAGCGCACGGACTCGCTATGGTTGAATTCCAGAATATTCCATAAGCAATTGATGCGACTCGATAATCTCCACCTACACGACAGGATGTCGCAGGCATTTCCCACGCAATTAATTTGCGAGGGAAGTTGTCATAGGAAGAAGATACCTCCCTACAACAACCGTTGCGTGGGGGGGTATAATGGGAAATGTCGTGTCTTTCGAGGCGCGTCGTCATGGGCGCGCCTCTGCTGGTTCGCGAGCCGCGAGAGCGGCTAATGTCTCAAGCGTGATCGAACTGCCGCGCTCCTTGGCGAACCGAACCAAGCCAGCCCAGTGCGACGCCGGGATGCCGCCACGGGCGCGCCAGCTGCTCACCGTAGAATCTGAAAGTTTTAATGCAGCCGCGACGCTACCGGTCCCGCCGAGGTCGTCGATGATGGAAGCGACCGTGTTCATGGAATCAGAAATAGTTCGCACCATGCGAACTTGTCAAGAGTTCGCAAGCCGCGAAACGACAATTCCTGTGGCCCGTGGTCCAATTTGGACCATGATCGACCCTCCCCAAGTCATTGGTCCGCGCCTCAAGGCATTGCGCCTCGCCGTTGAGTGCCGCACGCAGCTCGAATTCGCCAAAGAGATTGGCGTCGAGAAAAACACCTATAATCCTTGGGAAAAAGGCACCCGCGAGCTGACCTTTGAGGGCGCCCTGCTCATCCGCAAAAGATACAAAATCCCGCTGGATTATCTGTTCTTCGGCGAAGGCCGTGAGGACATCCCGGGCCGTATCCTGAAGAAACTACAGGAAGCTGCCTGATAACAAAAGTTCGCACACTGCGAATTTCTTATTGACTTGTTCGCACGTTGCGAACTAGATTTTGTTTCACGTGAAAACACTCACGTGGGACAATCGCCGTGGCTTCAGCTAAATCCGACGCACATATTGCGGACTACGATCGGGCCCAGGTCGCCTTCGGCGACGGTCGCTTCGTTGCGCGCCACCAGATAGACGAAGTCCTTGAAGCCGGTCATCCCGCCGTAGGCGTTCTTGGCATTGACCCGGCCGCAAACCACGTCAGTGGGCTCGCCACGGGCATTCGGCATGGTTTTACGGGTGACCCGATCGAACTTCGCACTATCCGGGTCGCGCAGCTTATCTTTGATCGCCCGCTGTGCGGACGCCAAGGCGGCGGCATCGGCCGGCCGCCGGTAGTTCGGATCCGTCTCAGGGTTTGGGGCGACCACAGGCGCGGCAACCTGCGGCGGCGGACTACCTGCACAAGCAGCAACCAGCGCGGCCGCAGCCGCGACCAGCATCACTCTCAGCATAACCAGTCTCCCGTGTCGGTGCTCCGACGCGGGACGATTCTACCTTGCAACTCAAGGGTGAACAACGCCCTCCGGGCGTCCTGAAACTATTCGATTCATGGGGAGGGATTTGGGGATGGCTACAGCCAGGAAGATCAAGACGAAAGCCGTCGTTTGGGTCGCGTGTCATGACAGCCTCGTCTGCTCCGGTGCAAAAGCGAATTCAAAAGTGGTGCGTCCGCGAAGGCGACGAGCGCGGCCCGCTGATCGCCGTCATGCTGACCAAAGAGGTTGCACACCTACTTGCAGCCGCGCCGCAGATGCTCGCCGTGCTGATCGAAGCGCTCGATTGGAGCGTCCACTGCCGCAAGACCGGCCCGCGCGTCCCGGTCGCTGGAGGATGGGCGCACAGGCGCTGCATCTCGGAGCAGGAACAACTCAGACAAGCCCCGAGACCCGGAGCCACCCGATGACACCCACAGAGAAGCTGGCGGCTGAAAGGCTCGCAGGCCGCCTCACCTGCTTCGCGGGGATCACACCAGCGAGCGGTGATGGCGGTTCGTATCTCAATGAAGAGGCCAGGAAGCTGGTGGTCGATGCTGCGGCCCATATCCGCGCCAGCACCGACAGGGCGTTACCGCTGGCGAGCAAGGAGGAGATCGCGCGGGACAACCTGCTCAAGGAGATCAACCTACTTGCCCACACGAAGGGCATAGACGCGTGGGTTCGCGACCGTCTCCAAGAGCTGCATCGGGCGGTGCGCAGGATGCAAGATGAACTCGCCCTCTCCCCGCAAAGCACCAGTGAGCCGGTAGCGAGCGAGGTCGGAATTCCGACCTCGGAACAATATCAATCACTTACAGATGCCGTCCCCACCAGTGAGCCGACGATAACGCAGCCGCCGCAGCATGGCCCATTCCATCACGTCACGCAGAACGAAAAAGACCTCTGTGGCGTATGCAACCCGCCCAAGCCGGGTCTGGTGTTGAAACAGACCGATTGGCCGCTGGTCGCGGCGCAACGTGGCATCGACCTCGCAGAAGCAGAAACGAAGATCGAATTGCTTGAGGGAGCAATCCGGCAGGCTCGCGATCTTCTGATGGAACGAAAGTACGGCAACGAAGCTCGGTCGCCGGGGCACAACGCGCGTCTGGTGCTCGAAGCGGCGCTGTCAAGCGGTCAGCCAAACCAATGACCGCCACCGTCACCCAATTCCCCCTGCCCGCATCAGACGCCAAAGACCTTGGCGATATCCTGATTGCAGCGAAGCGCGGCATCCAATGTGCGAAGGGGAATTTCGATCGCATGGGCGATGTCCAATCATCGATCCTGATGATCGGGCCGCTGAACTATATCGGTGTCGCAATCGAGATGCTGGCGGCAGAGCGAACGAGCGGCGAAGCCTGGAGCCCCATCGCGACACTGATGCACGTCGAGCCCGATATCGTTCTCTGGAATCCCTTCGACGGAAAGATTCACCCGCTCAACATCGAATGCGGCCCCCTCACCCTTGAGCATATCCGGCAAGGGAATGTCTTCACGCATTGGCGGAAGGTGGAGCGGCCAGCGTCATGACCGAGCGTCCGATACAGTTTCTAAAAACCAGTCGCGGCTTCGCCCGCGGTAGTTTCGATGACCGCTATAACAGCCCGTGCTCGATCCAAAAAAGCTCGCTCGCGACCGAGGACTGCATTTGGCTGGGTTGCGACAACCCGGATGTCGACAAAGTGACCGGTCAAATTGTCGGCGCCCGCATGCACCTGACGCAATCCCGCGCCGCCGAACTAATCCCGCTGCTGCAACATTTCGTTGATACCGGCGACCTTCCGGAGCCGCAGCAATGACCATTCACCCCTTCCCCGTCCCGCCAATCGCAACACACCCTCAGCCTTGGGCCGGGGCTTTTTCTTTCCGCCGTATCCGTAACCGTAGAGTGGAGTCAATCATGCGTGCCAGATTCAGCAGACTGCAGATGAGTGATATTTCCTACACGCGTCCGGAACTGAAACGCGAAGATGATCCCGTCTTCTGGGATCGGCATCATACCGACATCGCAGCACGCGCCGCACAGCTCGAAGCGCAGCGCGTCGTGAACTGGCCACAGTCACGGCAGCGCGCCATCCTGATGATCGCCCGAACCGATCTCGCATTGAAGGTGATCGCAGCCCTCAATGGAACGAGGGCGCATCTCCCGCGCCAGCATGACTTCGCAGCGCTGCGCAACCACCACTACGCCAGCAAGAACCTGGGCGACCGCTTCCACAAGCTGACACCGCTCGGATGGAAGGCCGCAGAGACGGCCGCCAACATCCTGGGCAAGCAACTCGGCCTGCACCATCTCACCACGAAGATGGATTCATTCTCGGAGCATCGCGCACGCTGCTGCTGTGGCTGGTCTGCATCCGTCAACCGTCGTGCGAACACGCGTGCCACCGAACGCCTTCAGCGCCAATATGAAGAACACCTGCAAAACCCCGACGCGTGGAAGCTCGCAGGCGAAGCCTCACGCAAGGTGATCGAGAACCTGTTTCCACGAAGGAACGAAGCCATCGACATCGACGATTGCGTGAACGTCTATGGCGACGGACAGGCATGGCCGCAGATCGATACGCCATGCACGAGTCCGAAGGCACCGACGGGGCAATGCGAGTTCGGCGCTGATCCGGCGATCTGTATTCATTGTGGGAGGAAGACGTGAAGGCATTGTCGATCCGACAGCCGTGGGCGTGGGCAATCATTCACGCCGGCAAGGAAGTCGAGAACCGCGACTGGAAGGATGATGGCCCCAGCATGCGGCAAGCCCGCACGTTGCAGAACAGCACAATCCTGATCCACGCAGGCAAGGGCATGACGCGCGGCGAGTACGAAGATTGCCTGGAGACGATGCACTACATCAGCGGCATACGACCCTTCCCGTCAGGCTTAGCGATGCCGGCGTTCACTGACCTACCGCGCGGCGGCATCGTCGGGCGCGCGAGGCTCGCCGGCATCATCCACGATCGCATCGGCATCGAGTACACCCGAACCGACCTGACCGAAGCACGGCGCTCGCCGTGGTTCTTCGGTCCCTATGGCTTGGTGCTGACAGACGTCAGACCGCTACCATTCACGATGATAAACGGCGCGCTCGGTTTCTTTGACGTTCGCGATAGTCTCGTAGACGAGGCGGCATAGATGCCCCGCCGCTCCCTCACAGCAAAGCAACGTGAAGAACAATGAGCGGCTATATCGCAATCGAGTGCGACGGCATTGATCAGGTTCACGCCAGCGGCGAAGGCACCGGCCTGCCCTACGCTACGCTGTGTGGGCTCGATGGCGAGGACAGCAAGGCCGGACAAAAAACGGTTGGCCTGCAAATCGGTGCGCGGATCAACTGCCCTCAGTGTCGCGCGCTCATCCGTGTTGCGAAGACTTATCGCCCGAAGGATTTTGAGGGCGGGCGGATATGACCCACACCCGCAACAACTTCACCAAGGCAACGCAGCGCGAAGCTTACGAGCGATCAGGTGGCATTTGTGAATGCCATCTCGTCTGGCAATTACCAACCTACAAAACCGGATGCGGCGTGAAGCTCGGTCCCGGCAATGTCTTCTACGAACATATCGAACCCGATCGCCTTGGTGGATTGAACGATCTCGACAATTGCGCCGCGTTGTCGCGCACGTGTTGGAAGGCCAAGACGTCAGGCTATGACAGGCCGACGATCGACAAGAGCCGGCGGGTGCAGGATCTGGCGCGCAACATCCGCAACCCCGCGTTCCGGCCGATGGCGGGGACGAAGGCCAGCGGCATCAAACTCGGTTTCGGCAAGTCACCGACGTGGCGCGATTCCGGCCGTCCCTTGCATGAACGGAGGAAGGGGTGATGGCGAAGTGCAGAGCTTGTGACGGAACGGGCAAGGCTTGGAGCTATGCACTCCAAAGATTTCATCCGTCCAAGGATTGCTTCTGGTGCAAGGGCACCGGCAAAGAGCAAACCAAAGATTCCCCCTCTCCCACCATACCGGAGGGATGAGGGATGACGGTCACCATCCTCCAAGGCGATTGCAGGGAGGTTCTTAGAACGCTGCCAGATGAATCCGTGCATTGCGTGGTGACGAGCCCGCCGTATTGGGGGCTGCGGGATTATGGCGTCTCCGGGCAGATCGGGCTTGAGGACACTTGGGCCGACTTCCTCGAGCAGATGGTCGCCGTTTTCTCCGAGGTGCGCCGCGTGCTGCGTGAAGATGGCACGTGCTGGATCAACATGGGCGACACCTATGCCGGCGGAGGCCGCGGCGGCAACCCCGGTCACTCCCAATTTCAGAAGCAGCGCCGCAACGCCGGGTCATTGTCCGTCCGCGATCAACGCGTCGATCTCGGCAACCTGAAGCCCAAGGATTTAATCGGCATGCCATGGCGTCTCGCGTTCGCGCTGCAGGCCGATGGCTGGTGGCTGCGTCGCGATATCGTCTGGCACAAAACCAACCCGATGCCGGAAAGCGTCACCGATCGGCCGACGTGCGCGCACGAATATCTGTTCTTGATGACGCGCTCGCTTCGCTACCACTACGACGCTGAAGCGATCCTTGAGCCCGTCAGCCCCAATACGCATGCGCGGCTATCGCAGGACGTGGCCAGCCAGGTCGGCAGCGCTCGCGCGAATGGCGGGACCAAGACCAACGGCAACATGAAAGCCGTCGGGCGGACGCCAAAGACCGCCGACCACGGCACGGGCGTCAAGAATAACGACAGCTTCGCGGCGGCCACGTGCATGCCGGTCACGCACCGGAACAAGCGCACGGTATGGGCAACGAGCACCGAAGCCTTTTCAGGTGCACACTTCGCCACCTTCCCGCCGAAGCTGATCGAACCTTGCATCCTCGCCGGGTGTCCAAAGGGTGGCGCAGTCCTTGATCCATTTTTTGGCGCCGGGACGACTGGCCTGGTGGCCGATCGCCATGGCCGAAACTGCATCGGGATCGAACTCAATCCCGAATACGCCGCCATGGCAGAACGCCGGATCAGGAACGAGTCCCCTCTGTTTGCGGATGTGAGGGTATGACAGCCCTACTATCCCCAAAAGCCGCGGCCCTTGACCTGGAGATCTCGGTCAAGACCTTGCGCGGCCACGTCGCGGACGGCAGCATAGCGTTCATCATCGTCGGCCGGGGCAAGAAGCGCCCTCGCATCGCGTTCGATCTTCCAGATATCGAAGCCTTCAAGCGGGAGCGGTCCGCAGGCCCGCCACGGATCGAGCAGGCACCACCGGAGCCGCCAGCCCCGCCCGTCGACTTCCGTGCCTACCGCCGCAAGCACGCGCAGAAGGTCTATTTTATTCGAGCCGGCGATACGGTGAAGATCGGAATCGCCGTCGACCCCAAGATCCGGCTCGGCACGCTACAGGTCGCAAGGCCGGATAAGCTCGAGCTGCTGCTGGTGTTGCCCGGCGGGGCGAAGCGCGAGGCAAAGCTGCACGCCCGCTTCGCCGACTATGCGCTGTCCGGAGAATGGTTTCGGCTGGAAGGCGCGGTCGAACGGTTCGTCGCCGAGCGCCTATGGAAGGCGACCCAATGAGCCGCCGACCCGCACGCTTCACGCAGGCGGACGTGGCCCGCGCCATCAAGGGCGCAAGGATGGCCGGCATTGAGGTTCGATCTGTGGAAATCGCCCGCGACGGCCGGATTTCCATCAAGGCCGGAAGCCCGCCGGTTGCGGAGGGCGACGATCTTGACCGAGAATTGGCGGACTGGGAGGCGCGCCACTGTGGTCAAGGTTGAGTTGAAGGGTATCCATACGGTCCACGCCCGCGGGCGCACGTACCGCTACGCCTGGCGCGGCGGTCCTGCCCTCAGCGGCGAGCCTGGAACGCCGGAGTTCAGCGCCTCTTATGCCGCCGCGATCGAGAGTCACAACGCGCCCGACACCAGCCGCTTCGCCGGCGTGGTCACCGCCTACAAGGCCAGCGCCGAATACAAGGGCCTCGCGGACTCGACCAAGAAGAACTGGGCGACGTGGCTCGATCGCATCTCCGAACACTTCGGCGAGTTGAGCGTCCGGCAATTCGACCGGCTCGACAAGATCCGGCCCATCATCCGCCAGTGGCGCAACAAGTGGGCCGAGACGCCACGGACAGCGGACTACGGCATGCAGGTGCTGTCGCGCGTCTGCGCGCATGCGGTCGACCCGCTGGGCAAGATCGCCAGCAACCCTTGCGAGGGCATCAAGCGCCTTTACGAAACCGACCGCTCCGAAATCATCTGGACCGACGCCGACATTGCCGAGATGAAAGCGGTGTGCTCCCCGGAGATGGCGCTCGCCATCGAGCTGGCGGGACACTCGGGCTTGCGCATGGGCGATCTGGTCAAGGTGGCGTGGTCGCACGTCGGCGAAGACGCGATCGTGCTGCGCACCGGCAAAAGCCGCCAGCGGCGGGAGGCGATCGTGCCGCTCTACGACGGGCTGCGGGCGCTGCTGGAGCGCATCCCGAAGCGGGCCACTACGATCCTAACAAGCTCGCGCGGCAAGCCATGGACCACGTCAGGGCTGAGCACGGCTGTTCAGCGCGCGAAGGAAGCGGCGCATTGGGACGACAAGGATCTCAACTTCAACGATCTGCGCGGGACCGCGGCGACCAAGTTCTACGTCGCCGGCTTGAGCATCCGCGTGATCGCCGAGATCATGGGCTGGGAGGAAGAGACGGTCGAGAAGATCATCCGCCGCTACGTCGGTCGGACCGCTGCAATCAAGGCGACCATCGCCCACCTCAACGCGGCCAGAAAGTGA